ATTGCTCCCTTTACACCAACATCTGCTCTTTCTTCTAGAATAATTCCTAAACTTCTATTAATTAAATTCAGTGCTCCATATTTACCTGCAAGATCACCAGCTAATTCTAAAGTATTTTTATTTTTATCTTTGTTTGCTATGAAATTTACATCTCTTCCAGGTACTGTTACAAATATGTGTCTACCATTCCGACCTATTTGTCCTGTATTTATTTGTAAAGTTCCATCTTTAAGTCTACGTCCAGCAACATTTACCAATTCTCCATTTATTGTTCTTTGAATTACACCAACTTCATCAGTGTCAGGTAGTTCGTATGCATCATTTTGTGCTTTTAAAAAATCTGTTGTAAATTCCATGGCTCTACCCAACAAGTTTTGATTTATCTCATCCTCTTTCATTTTTACCATAACCATATTATTTACGGCTGGTCCAAGTGCCTTACCAAACACTTCAACTGCACCTCCTAAACCTGATTTTTTAGTCGTTCCCGTTAATAATCCTGATGCTAAATTACTTAAAAAAACAAGATTAGAATTAGATGTTCTGCCTCCTCTCATTTCTTTTGCAATTTGTTTTGCTACGTCAAGCTGTTGCATGAATGGTGAATCCTTTTGTAACGCATCTAAATCAGCTTGTAACCCTCGTCCCGCACCTTTAGGCGAATCTTCTTTTTGTTTACCAGGTTGCAATGGGTTAAATTCTTCTTTTTTTTCTTCAGCAACTGGTAAGTTTAATTGTGGATTTGGAAACTCCATCGCATTCTCTGCAATTTTAGCTGTATCAATTTTTTTCGTTCCAGCAACTTCTGTTGTATTTTGAGGTTCAGTGGCTACGTCAACATTCACTTGTGATGGTTTTTTACCTCTACCACCTCCTTCAGGTCTTACTTCAGTAATATTTTTATTTTGTTGAAAAATATTTGGTTTAGGTTTTGCTCTTGTAAAAATATTTGGAGAGATACCACCATCGCTTTCAACAGATCTTGCAAAATTTTCTTGTTCTGCTCTTTCTGCTGCTTGTTGTTGAGGAGTCAATGCATCAAATCTTTGTTGATCTTTCATACCCATATAACCTAAGCCTAAAGCAGCTAAAATACCTGCTTGAGGACCCATACCCATAGATCCAATTGCTGCCGCACCAGGTAATCTAGTTGCACCGTAAGATCCAGCTAATCCAACACCCTCTCGTATTAAAGGATTTTCTATGCCAAAAGCGTCTGCAACTTTTTTACCTCCTGCATAACCTCCTAAAATAACAGGATTCATTAAACCTCTTCCTAAACCTGTTACCGCTCTAACTGGTAAACTTCTCATAATATTTTGACCCAAAGTTGGTTTTGGTGGACCAAAAAAAGGACTAGGTAAAGCTCTTATTTCACCACCTAATTGTTTACTTATTGGTTTGAGGTGGCCTTTTTTCAAAGCTTCTTTTCTAAATAAAGGTCTATTTAAAATTTTATTTATGGACATCTACACTCCTGTAGGATTTAAACCTTGATAAGCTGTGAATGCTCCTATTCCAGTTCCTACTGCTTGTGCTAATGGACTTGTAGTTGGTTGTGTGCCAATCGTAACTCCTGATTGAGTTTTAGGTCCCGCAGCATATAGGTTAGCTAAGAATTCAGCCCTTTGATAAGGTTCATATTGTTGTTGTAAAGTTGATGCTCTCTGTGCATCTAATGCTTGTTGTGCAAGTTGTCTTTGCACACCACCCGCGCCTAACAACGTTTGAATGTCTCTAGTTGCCATTTGTTGTTGCCCTGCTCCAAGATTTCCTAATTGTTGTCCTGCAGCTAAACCAACTCTTTGTTGATTTTGAGCTGCACCTAAAGCTTGTCCAAAACCTAAAGCGTTTGCTCTTCCCATAGCCTCAAGAGTTCTCGCTTGTAGCTCTGCTTGTTGAACGCCTTCTCTTGCTCCGCCAAACGCACCTGCATCGACTGCTCTAGCAGCTAATTGATTTTGTGCAATCTGACCTTGTCTTGCAATTTCATCTGTAACGTAAGATTGATATGGATTTAAAAATTGATTTATTTGTGCTTGACCTACAGGAGCTGCGGCTGCTTGAATTTGTGCTATACCTTGAGCTACTGTGGGAGCTCCTACACCTGTTGTACCAGCTCGTGTAAAACCTAATTGTTCTAAAGCACCTGCAGGTGCTGCTTGAACATCAGGAAGATCAATTGGTTGTTGTGCAACTTGTCTTGCAATATCCATCAACTCAATTTTACGTTCCTCTATACCAGGAGCCTCTCTTACAAATTGTGTTTGAGCTGCAGGTGGTGCAGGTTGTGATGATCTTCCTCCTCCAAAAAAACTCATATTATATCCATTTCTCTAATTGTACGTGTTTCTTTTTCCAACCCCAGTCTTTAGATACTCTTTCCCAACCGGGTCTGGCCATTATGCTTAATCTTTTACAGTTATTATGTTTTGCAAAATTAGTTATTTCTTTAACAAGATTATCTTCCCATAACTCTCTTCTTTTTCCTGTGCAAATTATAATTTCATACTGACTAAAATTTGGAAGTTCAGCTATTCTTCCAATAGTTACACCAAAAACTTTATTTTCTTCTGATTCATCTGAGCCAAACATTATCCAACATTGCATGACATCTTTTTTTAACTCTCTAAAGAACCATTCTGGATCAGCATACTTGCCTGAAAATGTTAAAGCCTCTGCTATCATAAATTCCATAAGAGGCCAGAACCTTTCAATATCTTTAGGTTCAATGGGTAAAATACTTACAAGTGGTTTAATTTTTTTTTGAGCTGTCGCCATGTGCATCCTTCAATAAATCAAATACTCTTTTGTATCTTTTTTGCTGTTCATAGAAGTAAGCTGCACCTTTTTCTCGCATGTCTCTCATACTATTTGGATTTGCTCCAGCTATGATTCCAGCACCTAACACTCCGTCTGCTCTTGTTACAAACTCACCGTCTGCTAATTGAGCTAACATTGTATCTTCGTCTTTGTCTCCGTTTCCAGATCCGTCCTCTACATATCCATGTGCACGAATATAATTATTTGCATCGTTCTCATCATGGGAAACTTTTGAAGGTAAATAATTTATTCCACCCTCGTTAAATTTTTTTATTTCTGCTAGTCCACCAGTTCTTAATCTTGTTCTTTCCATTGCGAATGGACCCATACGAAAGGCCCCTTGATTTCTTGGATCCGCCTCTGGTATGTAAACACCTTCATATTTTTTTTCTTGTCCTGATGCAGGATCAATATAAGAATATCCTGGTCTTGATGCAGCTAATTGTGCATAACCCACATTATAAGTTGGTGAATAAATATCTGTAGGTGGTTGATCAAATGCACCTAATGCTAAGGGAATACCACCAACAAGAGCTGATATTTTAATTGGATCGTAGCCCTCTGTAGGATCTTTTTTTCTTAACAATAAATCAGTAACTGATCTTGTATTTACCATACCTGGATCTGCTGAGGGTAATGATGATCCACTTGGAAAGCCTAAAGCCTTACTTGGATCTCTGCCTGGACCTGGAGGCAATTGATATGCTCCTGGTCTTTGTTGTGCAAATCCTGGAATATTTTGTAAAAAACTTGGTTGTCTAAATCCTGCTTGTTGTGCAAAACCTCCAACTTGACCTAATTGAAAACCACCATAAGCACCACCTGCAGCTCCTAATAACCTTCCAATACCAGATGCCCCTGAATCCTTTGCTTGTCTGTATCCTTGTAAGCCTCCGTAAGCAGCTAATGCGTAGGGTAAGAATTGTAACATTATAATATATTCTCCTTTAGATCTAAAAGCTTAATATTACCATTTTACTTAGAAGATATCAACTCATCATAGAATCGACCTTGATACTGATGCTCCCCAACATGGACTATAGAATCATTGATATATGCATAACATTTACCACCAAGATTTCTCCAAAGATTACAAAAAGCAAAATCTTCACCTAGAAAGCTTTTAGTTTCAGGATCATGTAATGTGTCAAAAAAATTCCACATATTAGGTTTATCAACATATTCACCATTTATAACTGTCTTTTGAACAATAGCTTTGTCTGGATAAGCCTTGATCATTTTTTCAATAACTTCTCTTTTAATCAACATACATCCAGTGGGCGAGTCGGTAACTTCCATAACTCCTTGTTTAACCTTAATATCTTTATCATCAGGCACTTTCATAGGGTAAGTGTGCAAGGCTCGTCTTATATCATCAGGTTTTTTTATTTTACCCTCTCTCATTTTATTAAAAGCTTTGTCCCACATTAAAGTTTTTAAAGGGTATGGCACAGAAATAATTTCCTTATCAGCATCTAACATTGCAAATATAGATTTTGCTTGAAAGTAGATATCTGAATCAATAAACAAAAGATGAGTACAATCTGTGCTTAAAAAACCTGCAACCACCAAGTTTCTACCTTGTGTAACTAAAGATGATTTCATCAACTGAAATTGAACATGTATTTTTTTCTTAAAACACTCTGCCTGAAACTCAAGTAAAGCTTGAGTGTAATGTATTGATACATCACTATGAACTGGTGTGCCTAAAAATATTTTTATTTTTGACATTGGTCCGGTGTTCGGTTTCCATAAAGGTTTAATAGCTTTATCAAAATCAGATTGCGGTTCTATTCTTGTATCTTGTAATGTTTGGTAAGTATCTTCATTAATAAATTTATCGTTTGACACTGATAGCTCCTTGTAAAAAGTTGGTCCACTGTTGAGCCTTTTTCTCCCAACTATAAAATTTTTTGTAATAATCTTGTTGTTGTTGTAAGTATTCTTGTATGTAATCCTCATGCAGATAGTCTGCTGCAACATCAATCGCAGCTGCTGTTGAAGACGCTAACAACTCATGATTTTTTGAGTAATTAACGTACACAGGCCATTCAGCACAGGTTTCTGGTAAAGCGCCAAAATTAGTCGTGATTACATGTAAACCAGATGCTAACGCCTCTAATGCAGACACACAAAAAGTTTCTTCAAATATACATGGATAAACAAACAAGTGATAATCACTCATGTGTTCTTTGATATATTCATTTGGTTTGTAACCAATGTAATTTACATTTGGTAATTTTTTTGCTTGTTCTATTAAAGGAATAAAATCTTTACCATGATCTCTAGTAAATTCATCACCATAAATTTCACATGAACTATATACATCTAATGTAATATTTTTATTTTTTAACATTTGCATGGCAAACAATAAAACGTTAAGACCTCTCCAAGGTGTACAATGGTGTATAATTTTTATAGGATCACCTTTTTTATATTGATTTCTTTTAGGAAAATTATCAGTGCCATTTTTAATTACTATGCATTTATCCTCTGGCAGCTGAAAAAAATATCTAAATTTTTCATAATTCCAATGTGAGTTAAAAACATACCAATCATATTCATGATGCCTCCCCTTATCTAAAAAGAATTTTTGTAAGTTACCTTGATCATATGAATTTTTTTGCCATAATATATTTACTTTATTAGGATCAATTGGAACCTTTCCTGGTATAGAGGTACATATTTGTACCTTATCTAGTAAATCTTTTGAAACATATTTATTTAACAACTCGTGTTGTAATTCTGTTGCGCCTCTAGGTTCCATAAATTTATTTTTTTATCACCTTATCTCCAATTACTAAAATATCAAGATCAGATTGTTTAAATAAATTTAAAGCGTCTTGTGGACAACCTGCAATTGGTTTACCGTTATCATTTAATGATGTATTTAATAACATGGGTAGTCCTGTTTTATTTTCAAATTTGTCAAGCAGTTCATAAAATATATGATGGCTTTCATCAACAGTTTGGATTCTGCTCGTGTTGTCGATGTGAGAAATAGGAGCAAATATTTTATCCTTAAATTTAACACTATATTTCATAAAATTACTGTCATGTTTCCAATTAAAATATTTTTGTGTGGCTTCTGATTTAATAGAAGCAGCAAAGGGTCTGTAGTCCTCTCTATGTTTTACTCTTTGATTTATAATGTGTTTACCATTTTGTATTTCAGGACTCATAAGTATTGATCTATTACCTAAAGCTCTAGGGCCTATCTCACCATGACCCTGATACCAACCTACTATTTTGCCTTTCGCAAGTTGATCAGCTATATAATTAATTGTTTTATTAGACGGTTTTGTTTTAGGTGCTTCATCACTTTGCCAAAATGGAAAATTATTTTTAGAGAAAGATGGTTGTTTGTAATAGTTTCGTAAAAACTCAACACATCCTAATGATAAACCCTCATCAGCACAGTGAGGAGGAATTATCATATTTGGAAAATTTTCTTTAAGTTTAGTATTAATACAAATGTTATGTGCAACACCACCCGAATAAGTAAATGCAGTATCGTTAGTAAAATATTTTGATACAAAAGGAGGAACTTTACTCTCTGCAAAATGATGCACAGTAGATAAAAAATTAATTAAATTAAATTTACACGCAATTGAGCTTTCATAAATTTTATAATAATTACGAAAATTACCTACATAGTTTAAGTCTTCAAAAGACAAATCTTTAATATGATTAAAATATTTTTTATCTAATTCACCAAAAGATTGAAGAGCCATGACCTTACCAGCTATATCATCTGGATGCCCCTTAATTTGAAACGGTTCTCCTATTTCTCCAAGAAACATACCGAATGA